ATCGAGCGCCCGCCAGATGTCATCATGTCTCATGGGGATAACATCCTAGGTCTACCGTCAGAATGCAATAGGAACATTTTCATCATTTAGGATGGACGACCACAACCAGCGCGAGTATGTTCTGGTTGTGTTCACACAGCAAAGGCTCCTCGCCATGCACGCTGCACCTCATCAACCGCTCTCCGCCGGCTTCTACACGATCCCGGAAGCCGTTCCCTTCGCGACCGCGGAGGAGGCCTGGTTCTGGACCATGGGCGCTCTCATCGCACGCCGCGACGGCGCCCGTGTCGTTGCTAACCGAGGCGCCGTCCGGCGCAACTGCGACCCCGATGACGTGGTGAAATGCCTCGACCGCCTCTACCGCCAGCGGCGCATAGACCTCGTCCACGCCCGCATTCTGCGCAGGTGGGGTGAGCGCGCAGTGGCACCCGACGCCCGCCATCTCAGCGAAGCACGCGACCATGCCATCTGGGCCGAGGCGCTGTCGCGTCTCGAATGGCCGCTGCGCGTGAAGGGGATCGTAGGATGAGCGAACACATGTGCGATTTCGCCATGGAAAACCTAGATTTTTTGCGGCCGCGCGCACCCCGGCTCGCGCATCGGCGCATCGCCGACAATGCCGAGCAACGCCTGTTCCTCGTCTTCGGCGGCAGTGCCGACCAGTGGTGGCTGCGCCTGCTCGCGCCGGGCTTCCGCCACTGCTTCGCCGCCATCGCCGATGACGAAGGCTGGACGATCATCGACCCGCTTTCCGGCCGCCTGCTGGTCCAGCGCCTGCCGCTCTCGGCCACCTTCGACCTGCCCGCCGTTTATGAGCGGGCCGGGCTCAGCGTGCTCGGCCCGCTCACCTCGGCACCGGGTCGCGCCCGATTGCTGCCGCCCTTCCTGCCGTTCTCCTGCGTGTCGATCTGCCGTGCCTTGCTCGGTCCCGATGCGCCCTTCGCCCTAACCCCCGCCTCACTCTTCCGCAGGTTGCAGAAAGAGACCGATCGTAGGAAAAAATACTTGACATCATTGGCGCCGGTGGCCTAGAAACCCCTTGTCGACGGGCTACGTGCGTCCGGTGGCCTTCTTCCCATCCCCCAAACTTCCGCGGGCCCGGCCTGCTCCCCTCACCGGGAGCGGTCCGGGCCCGCGGCTTTTTGGGCACCCCCCATTTCGCAGGAGTGTCAGCGTGACCCCAACGCCCACGCCGCCCGAGAGCCTGGCGCTCGAGCAGTTGCTGGCACGCCATGCCCGCGCCCTCGACCGCCGCCGGCCCTTCGAGGCCTTCTGGCAGGATTGCTACGCCCAGATCCTCCCTGAGCCCGGCCAAGCCGCGCAGCTGTTCGATGCCACCGCGGCCGATGCGGCGGAACAGCTCGCCGCTTCCCTGCTGGCGGAACTTTGCCCGCCCTGGTCGCGCTGGTTCGGCCTCGCCCCGGCCCGCCCCTTGGACGACAGCCCCGCCGCCCGAGCGACGGCGCTGGCACTCCAGGATGCCGCCGAGATGCTCCAGCTGCATCTCGACCGCTCCAACTTCGCGCTGGAGATGCACCAGGCCTTTCTCGACCTGGTCATCACCGGCACCGGCATTATCCTGGTCGAGGAGGCCACGCCGGGCGAACCCTCCGCCCTGCGCTTCGCTGCGGTGCCGCTGCGCGAGACGGTGCTGGAGGAGGGGATATCCGGCCGCCTCGACACCATCTGGCGCGCCCGCCGCCTGACGGCATCCGCCATCGCCGCGCGCTATCCCGACGCCACGCTCCCGCCATCCCTCAATCACGGGCGGGATGATGACGGCGCCGCCCGCCATCGCGTGCTCGAAGCCGTGCACCCCGATGGTCATGCCACGCGCTTCACGGCGCTGCTCGCTGCCGATGATGGCCGGGTCTGGCCGCTCGCCGAGGGACGCTTTGCGGAGAACCCCTTCATCGCCTTTCGCTGGCTGAAGGCGCCGGGCGAGACCTATGGCCGTGGCCCGGTCGGCAAGGCGCTGCCGGATATTCGCACCGCCAACCTGGTCGTCGAGTTGGTCCTGAAGAACGCCTCCATCGCGGCCACCGGCATCTGGCAGGCCGAGGATGACGGCGTACTCAACCCCGCCACGATCCGCCTGGTGCCGGGTGCGATCATCCCCAAGGCGCCGGGTTCCGCCGGCCTCACGCCGCTCGCCGCACCGGGGCGCTTCGATGTCTCGCAGCTGGTGCTGAACGACCTCCGTACCCGCATCCGAAGCGCCCTCCTCGCGGACCGTCTGTCGCCGCAGCCGCAGGGGCGGATGACGGCGACCGAGGTGATGGACCGCAGCGCCGAGACGGCCCGGCGGCTTGGCGCCACCTATGGGCGTCTGCAGTCGGAGCTGCTGACGCCGCTCGTGACCCGCTGCCTCGCGATCCTGCGCCGCCGTGGCGAGATCGCGCCGCAGACGCAGGACGGGCAGGAGCTTCGCCTGCGCTACGCGAGCCCCCTGGCACAGGTCCAGGGCCGGGCGGACGCGGCCAATACGCTGCTGTTCCTCCAGGCGGTCGGCCAGCTCGGCCCGGAGGCGGCGGCGCAGGTCGATGCGGCTGCCGCGGCCCGCTGGCTCGCCCGCAGCCTCAATGCGCCGGCAGAGATTCTGAAGCCGATCGAAGCGTCCAAACCCTCGCAGAATGGAGTGTCGCCCGCATGAGCCAGGACCTGCTCGAAGCCGCCCGTTTGCCTGAAGGCCTTCCGGAAGCAACGCCGTACGCGACACCCGACGGTGTGCCGGAGAAGTTCTGGGACGCTGAGGCCGGCACGCTCCGCACCGAGGCGCTGCTGAAATCCTACCGGGAGCGCCAACGCTTCTTTCGCGCCCTCGGCGTGCCGGAAAAACCGGATGGCTACACGATCGCCGCCCCGCATGACTTGCTCTGCGCCGATGACGACATCAACGCGCGGCTGCACGCGGCCGGGTTCAACGCAAAGCAGGCGCAGCTAGTCTACGACCTCGCCGCCGAACGCCTGCTGCCGCTGATCGCCGACGCAGTGCGCGAGGTCGAGGCCGAGCGCGAAGTCGACCGCCTCCGCGCCCATTTCGGCGGCGACGAAGCCTTCCGCCGCATGGCCGCGCAGATCGCGGCCTGGGGCCACGCGAACCTGGCGCCGCACGTATTCGACGCGCTCAGCACCAGCCATGACGGCGTCGTCGCCATCCACGGCATGATGGCGAAGCGCGAACCGGCACTGATGCGCGCCGCCGACCAGCCCGCGGCATCGCACGAGCAGGAGCTGCGCGTGATGATGCGCGACCCCCGCTACTGGCGCACCCGGGAGCCCGACTTCGTCAAGCGCGTAACGGAGGGCTTCCGCCGCCTGGCGAAGGGATAAGAGATCCCTTCGCAGCGCTTTGTGGTGCCCTCAAGCGGCGGGCGCGCGCTCCGCGCGCTTGCCTCGCCGGACGACCGACGGCGCCCGTTCGGGCTTGCGGCCCGTAGCGCGGGCCGAAGGGTGAGCGTCCTGGGCTGGAAGCAGCGCCAGGCGCTCTCCGCATTTTCGTGAGGCTGGAGCGTTCCTCGCGCCTTCTTCGGACCAAGGGCGCTGAGCGCGGTGTGCAGCCACTGGGCGCGTCAGTTCCCGCGCTGCCCATTCGCGCTTGCAGCCCACTCTGCGGGCCAAAGGGCGCGCGTCCTGGGTCGGACGTAGCGCCTCACGATCTCTGAACTTCGGCGGGGCTTGAGCGTCCCTCTCGCCTTCCTCGGACCTTGCCCCGCCGCAGGGCCGCACGCCTTCGGCCGCGGCCTGGTGTGGGCGGGCGGCACCCCCCGCCGCCCGCCCACCAGCACGAATTTTCCCGCGCACAACCCCCACCAGGGCGCACGGGACGCCGCCGCGCCTCGGGCCCTTCGGGGGAACCCCGGGCGCGGCGCACCCCTCCGTCATCCCCTCACCTAAGGACATCCAAGATGCCAGCGATCGACATCGCCTTCGTCAAGCAGTTCGAGGCCGAGGTTCACGAATCCTACCAGCGCATGGGCTCGAAGCTGCGCCCCACCGTGCGCAGCAAGGCCGGCGTCGCGGGCGCCAGCACCAGCTTTCCCAAGGTCGGCACCGGCACCGCCGCGGCCAAGGCGCGCAACGGCACCGTGCCGGTGATGAACCTGTCCTACGACGCCGTCGAATGCTTCCTGCAGGACTATTATGCCGGCGAGTGGATCGACAAGCTGGACGAGCTCAAGACCAACATCGACGAGCGCTCGGTGATCGCAAACGCCGGCGCCTACGCCCTCGGCCGCAAGACTGACGAGCTGATCATCGCCGCGCTCGACACCGCGACGCATGAGGCCGTCAGCACCGTCGCCGGCACGACCGACACCGATCCACTGACCAAGGCGAAGGTGCTGCTCGCCTTCGAGAAGCTCGGCGAAGCCAACGTGCCCGATGACGGCAACCGCTTCGCGGTGGTCGGCTGGAAGCAGTGGAGCGACCTGCTCGCGATCGATGAGTTCGTGAACTCGGACTACATCGGCAGCGACGAACTGCCATGGCGCGGCACCCAGGCGAAGCGCTGGCTCGGCGCGCTGTGGATCCCGCATTCCGGCCTCACGAAGGTGGGTAACCTTCGCTACTGCTACTTCTATCACCGCACATCGGTCGGCCACGCGGTGAACGCCGAAGTTACCACCGACATCTCCTGGCACGGCGACCGCGCCGCGAGCTTCATCAACAACATGATGTCGCAGGGTGCGGTGCTGATCGACGATGCCGGGGTGATCCGGATGCGCGCCAAGGAATAACAGCGGCAAGGTCGGGGGAAGAAATTCCCCCGAACTCCTTCCCAGCAGGCACCAAAAATCAAAAACAAAAGAATGGGGCCAGGGGAAATTCTTTTCCCCAGCCTTCTTCTTCTCCCCCACCCCTCGGAGACTCACCCATGGCGAACGCCCTCGCGCTCTGTTCGCGCGCGTTGCTGAAGATCGGCGCGCGGCCGGTTGCCTCCTTCGATGACGGCACGGCCGAGGCGGAGGTCGCGGCGGCCCTTTATGCCGGCACGCGCGATGCGTTGTTGTCCGCCCATCCCTGGAGTTTCGCGACGGGGCAGGAGACGCTGCCTCGTCTGGCGGCCGCGCCGGTTGCGGATTTCGCCTATGCGTACCAGCTGCCGCCGACGTTTCTGCGGGCGTTGTCCGCGGGGCAGGGCGCGCGTGGGCGCGGCGTGCCGTTCCGGCTGCTGGAGGATCGGCTGCACACGGATGCGGACAGCATCATCCTCACCCATATTTTCCGCCCCGACGAAAGTGTGTTTCCGCCGTTTTTCGCGGCCCTTCTCGCTGCCCGGCTGGCGGCCGAGTTCTGCCTGCCGCTGACCGAGAGCACGCAGCGCGCGGAGCTTCTCTACAAGCTCGCCGACGCCGAGTTCCGGGCTGCCAGGCAGACCGACAGCCAGCAGGGCACGCCGCGCACGATCGAGGAATATCCCCTCATAAGCATCCGTGGCCGGTCATGAGCGCGTCGTTTCGCGCCAAGACGGCGTTCACCGCCGGCGAGCTGGCGCCGGAGCTGCTGGGCCGCGTGGATCTGCGCGCCTATGAGGCCGGCGCCAGGCGGCTGCGCAACGTGTTCATCCAGCCGACCGGCGGCGTCACGCGGCGCCCGGGGCTGCGCCATATCGCGACCTTGCCAGGGGAGGCGCGGCTGATCCCGTTTGAGGTGAATGCGGAGCTCACCTACCTGTTCGTGCTCACCGATGGCCTGCTGTCGATCTACACTGGTGACGTCCGTACGGCACAGATCGCCGCACCCTGGACCGGGCCGATGCTGCCGCAGATCGCTTGGACGCAGAGTGCGGACGCCGCGCTGATCCTGCATCCGGGCATGGCGCCGCAGCGCATCAGCCGCAGCGGCGCGGGCTGGAGCCTGGCCGCCTGGCCGCTGGTGCGCGAGCCGTTCCATCGCTTCGCCGATGGTGCTGTCACGCTCGCGACGTCGGCGACGACAGGCATCGTGACGGTGAACGCCTCGGCGCCGGTGTTCAGCGCGGGGCATATTGGTGCGCGCATCCGGATCGGCGGAAAGCGGCTGGTGGTCAGCACGGTGAACAGTCCGTCCATCGTCTCAGCCTTGGTGCTCGATGCGCCGCTTGCGGGTACTGCGGCGACGGCGACGTGGGATGAGGCCGCGTTCTCCGATGCGCGCGGGTGGCCGGTGACGGCGTGCTTCCACCAGCAGCGCCTGGTGATCGGCGGCACGCGCGACCTGCCGAACCGCCTGTTCCTGTCTCGCACCGCGGCGAGCTTCGACTTCGACCCCGGCACCGGCCTCGACGATGAGGGCATCGACTTCGCGCTCGTCTCGGACCAGGCGAACGCCATTCGCGGCGTGTTCTCCGGGCGGCACCTGCAGGTCTTCACCTCGGGCTCGGAATGGATGGTGACCGGCGAGCCGCTCACGCCGTCCTCGATTCAGCTGACGCGGCAAACGCGGATCGGCAGCCGCACCGATTGCATGCTGCCGACCGTCGATGTCGATGGCGCCACCATCTTCGCCTCGCGCTCGGGGCAGGGGGTGCATGAGTTCACCTATACGGACCTGCAGCAGGTCTATCAGGCGAACGACCTCGCGATCCTGGCGCGGCACCTGGTGCAGGGGCCGCGCGCTCTTGCCTATGACGCGAGCTCGCGCCTGCTGCACATGGCGATGGCGGATGGCGCGCTTGCCACCCTCACCATCTATCGCGCCGAGCAGGTCACCGCCTGGACGCGACAGGAAACCGACGGCCTCTTCCGTGACCTCGCGGAGATCGACGGCACCATCTGGGCGCTGGTCGATCGCGCCGGCAGCCAGCGGCTGGAACGCTTCGACCGCACGCTGGGGCTGGACGCCGCGACCACTTTCAGCGGCACCATGGCGCGCGCCAGCCTGACCGGGCTCGACCATCTGGAAGGCCGCACCATGGGGCTGGTCGCCGATGGTGCGCCGCGCGATCCGGTGCTGGTGACCGGTGGTGTGGTGGCACTCAGCCCGACGGCGCGCAGCGGGCAGGTCGGGCTGCGCTTCACCCACCGGATCGAGCCGATGCCGGCGACCAGCTCCAGCAATCTCGGCCCCAGCACCGGGCCGCAGCGCAGCGTCACGATCACCTTCCGTCTGCTCGAGACCGGGGCGCTCACCGCCGATGTCGGGCGGGGGCTGCGCTCGGTGCCGTTCCGCCGGCTGGATCTCGCGGTACTCGGCGCCGCGCCGGCGCCCTTCACCGGCGACGTCACGCTCGGCGCCATCGGATGGCGGCGCGGCGGGCTCGAACCCCCCTGGCGCATCGAGGGCGATACGCCGCTGCCACTCACGCTGCTCTCCGTCACCACCGAGGCAAGGACACCCAATTGATGGCACAGATCGCATCGCTGGCCAGCGTCATCGGCGCCGGCGCCAGCATCTACGGGCAGGTCCAGCAGAAGCAGGACAACGAGAAGCGGCAGAAGGAACAGCAGCGCCAGCAGGTCGTGCAGCAGGCCGCGCAGCTGGCCGATCGCCAGGCGCAGGTGGATGTCAGCAACGCCGCCACGGTCGAGGACGAGGCGGCCCGTGCGGAGCAGCTGCGCCTCGCCGACGCGGCCAGCCGTGCGCAGCGGGACACGGTGCTGAAGCGCACCATCGCCCAGGCCCGTGCGCGGCTTGCCGCTGGAGGCGTCGACCCAAGTGGTGGTTCCGCGGAGGCACTGGTCGAGGGTCTGCAGCAGGATGCGGCCGAGAGCGACGGGCAGGACAGCGCGCTGCTGAACGCGCGCCTCGCCGCCAACCGCCGCAGCCTGCTGCAGCCGGCGAACGGCAGCTACTTGGCCAGCGGGTCGATCGCGTCGCCCAATTACCTGACGCTCGGCAACAGCGTCGGCGCGCTCGCCCGCAACCTGCTCGGCTGAGAGTCCGTGCCTGACTATCCGCCCGGCGCGAAACCGGTGGAACGGCGCCGAGCCCACGAGACCCACCGGAGAACCCCATGTCCGAGCACATCACCATCGGCGATATCGCGCCGCGCGTGCAGTACGTCGCCGACGGCATCCAGGCCGACTTCACCTTCCCCTTCCCGATCTTCGTCGAGGAGGATCTGGAACTGCGCGTCGACGGCATCCCGCTGCAGGGTGGCTTCGAGGTGCTCGGCGCGGGTGTGTCGGAAGGCGGCACGCTGCGCTTCGTGGAACCGCCGCTGACCGGCACGCGCCTCACGCTGCGCCGCCGGTTGCGCATTGCGCGCAGCACGGATTTTCAGGACAACGCGATCCTCCGCGCGAGCGCCCTGAACGAT